CTTGCATCTGATGAGAGGGGTTTACAGTTTTCCTTCTGGTTTGCAACAACCATGTCTGGTGTGAAAGATAGCGCTCCAGGCGCATACGACACTCTTTACGCTGTTCGTGTTGCCGCGGGTTTGATGGGTTTTCCTTCCCAGTCGAGGGTTTGTACGGTTTTCCTTCCGTCCTTTGAAATCCAGATGGTCTGGTTAGTCCACGGTTATCGCCAACATGCCTCCGGCAGCAGCGCCCATGGGACCCCCTAAGAGGCCGCCAATGTAGCGTGAAGCTGCCGTTTTAACTGCTCCTTCAACCTGTTTGGCACCTTGTTTGACAAAGGAGCCCAAAGACTTGGTGACATAAGAAGCTGCCTGCGTCATCAAACCACTCGCAGAAGGAGATGGAGTCATGAGCATGGAGAGAGCGTTTCCGTCAGAGAACATGAGTTCATAATTGTAATAAACCTCGATGTCCAAAGGCACGGTGCTGGCTGGAGCACCATCAACAGAGACCAACACGTAGGGCCAGCCTACGTTGGCAGTTGATTGAATGGTAGCTCCACCTACGTCTGAAGCATTGAAAATCTCGGCTAATTCACCAGAACGCTGGGGAATGACGCAGAGTTCTTTGCAATCTTGCAGAGGGACGTCAATGAAGTCCTCACACAGGTAGGAAGTTGGGTCGATGTTGTTTGCACCACTGTAAGCGGGGGCGAATATCCTGACACGAACCATGCCTGAAGCTAGCATGGGCGAAGCCACGCTGCGAATCTTAAAGCCCCAGGAGACGATGCGCCATAAGGCCGCACCGATATCCTTGGGAGCTGTGGCGTAGTTGGTGAAAAGGGCGTTTCCAGTTTCGGCATCGATAGTGGCACCCGCTGTCCAATTGTTGTAACCGGGAGTGAAAATCACTGCTCCGGCCCCCGTGGCTGTGACTGCCACGGTACGACGACTATGGAATGGGTACGCCAGTGTTCGGATGGCTGTGGAATTTGGCCACTTGGCCCCAACTGCTGCAGGGCAGAATGGGTCCGTGAGGGCGCAAACCTTGTGTACTATGTGCCCGACATCCGGTCGGGCGCGGCGTTGACTAATAGCTAATTGGCGCTGCTGAACACGAGGCTTAGCAGTGCTTTTCGCTTTCTTGGAAGTTTGTTTGCGTTTAGTTGGCATTCTTTTCCCTGCCCCACCCAGGCAGGGAGCGAATAAAGGCCAACGTTTCTTTGATGTCCGGAACGTGTCGGTACTCATCGGAGAATTGCGCAAGTTTCTGCTCGCATGGTTTAGCATACAGGAGTTTCACCAAGCCCTTGTTGGGGTTGTTGGGGATTGCCTTGTCTGCATAGAAATCGTGAGAACAAAACTCAAAAGAGTTGTTCTTACACTTTCTGAACATTTTCATGTCCTGACCGAGAGCATAATAAGCTTCCTTTAACTCTGCCTCCGTTTTGTCGGAGGTTTCATTACAGTCGTCGCCCATCGCAATGGTGTAGTCAGCACCAACGATGTAAGCGCAACCATTTCTGGCTGCGGAGTTGGCGGACGACGTGATGTACTTCCCGGACTTCATGAGTCCAGGCAGAGTTTGGGCGAAGAATCTGCCGTGACTAGTGACAAATACAGAGTAACTGGCACACTGTATCACGGCTGTCGCAATTCGCATCCAGGAGGAGTTCGGATCCGCTGAATTAAGGAGAGCCCTCCTTTTCAGGTCAAGAACGTACATCCAAAGCTGGTAATGCCAGTCCCACCCAGAAGCATCGCTTTCCCACAAACGAAGCAAGTGTTCCTTTACGGAATCAAACAATGCTGTAGTCTGTGCGTCGGAGGTTAATCCAATACCGGGTTTAGAGGGACAGGTGAGCCAATTCGCTATCTCCACAGAGTTTTGCTCTGAGAAGAGAAGTCTTTCCACGATTTGGTCGATCACACTATTCGACATGATTAGTCTAAGTCGCCCTTCGGCTATTTTTGCTTCCTTGTGGACTTCATCTTTGATGAATACCTTCAAAGGATCACAATGGCCAGCCTGTACTAAGCGTACTGCCATATTGGGCCCCTCAGCCAAGGGCCCGCCATCTAACACTGCAAGTCTTTCTTTCACTAATTGAATCACCATCGCCGAATGATCCCGGAACAGTTGCTGGTTATCCGCCGCTAGTAAAGCGTAGGGATACCCAGGAGAGCTGTCCTTCGGAACCATGTCCATGGCGCGAACAATCATCCAATCCGCGACTTCAAGTCGCGGACCTCGGAATCCGATAGGGACTCGAGATTTTGGATAATCGCGGAGAAAGCCTGCGAGTGCTCTTTCTTCTTGCTCTTCCGAGATTTCGGTTGGCCTGAAGATGCTGGCTTGGAGGTGGAGGGAGAATTCTTCTGCATCTCCACCTCTTTGAACACTACGGAGGGCTTTGAGCTCTGGTCGTTGCTTGACAGCTTCGGCGAGGGCTTCAGTATACTCGTGGGGGGGGATGTAGGCTTTGCCGAGGGCTTTGCCTTTTCCGACGAACTGGAGACCGATGCCGGGGCCGATGTCACCAGGGGTGGTGGCCCACTCGACTTTTGCGTCATGCCACAAGTGGTCTCGGTACCTCGGAGCTGTGGCTTCTTCGAGGCGTGGACGAAATCCGGCATTACTGCCTCATAATCGTCCTCGTCTGCCCAGCGAACGCCGGCAGGAAGAGCCTTGTTGTTAAAGAAGTTCCGAGTCGTTTCTTCGGAAGCGTTAACGATGGTGGCGTCCCCAAAGGACTTACGGTAACGCATTTCGATAAAACGCTTGTTGTGTACCAAACCATAGGTGTAATCTTCGTCTCTTTCTTCTTTGCGGCGTTCTTCCCACTCGACTTTAAAATCGGCGTGGTCTTGGTACTCGCGAGAATCAACGAACTTGTGGTATCTCCCTTGCTTTTCTTCCGATTCCACTCCTTCCTGGAAGAGAAGGGGGAGAAACGAAAGATCCAAACAGTAATTGGTGGGGTTGGCTGCTCCTAAGTGGAGACCAACGACCTTTCCGTCGGAAAGCAGCGGGGAGCCAGAATAACCTTTAGTTGTCGTAGCGTTGTGTTTGATTTTAAGATCACCATGAGCGGCACGCAGAAAGCCAGTGCTGGAATTCCAGCTGTTGTTCTGCTTGCCGATGACCTTAAAAGGGGTGTTCGGTGCTGGTGTCTTGAGCGACATTTTGCTCACTCCAATTTTAGCCCATACCATTTCTGGTTTATCAACCTTCAGCACGATGAAATCGAGCTTTGGGGAATAGGTTAAAGCGGAGAATTGAGACAGGGGAAAACCTTGAGTGGACGGAACTGGGCTCACGTCGCACTCTTCGTTCTTCACGGACTCGTACACATGGTACGCGGTCACTAGATAGTTTTCCCACCGAAAACCTAAGCCTCTCACATTTCCTTCCCTGTCAGTGATCTTAAGAATCTTTTTGGTGAAAGCTTCTTGGGCGGGAACCACGACTGAAGAGGGCTGAGCCATTTCCAATTCCTGAGATGTAGCGGTCTCGGAAAGCAGTCGTTCAGTAGTTGGCGTCTGAGGGTCGGATGCTGTGATTTCTGGGAAATCCCATCCCAAAGCTTGAATGTTTTCACGTGTTTCCACGCCCATTCGAACTAGAGCTCTGACAACCCTAAGGTCAAAGTCATGCTCTTCAGCGGAGGGGATTCCGTTCAGATGTACGGCTGGAGGAACTGTGGAGTTTCCCGCGTCCCAAGCCCGAGGGCCGGGGGGTACTACTCCACTACTGCCTCTAGCTTCTTTTACCCGTGTGGATTTTGAGGAACCCTGAAGCATGTCAGTCACTTGGCTAGGAGTAACCTTAACCAAGAAACTGTGTTGCTCGTCGTCAATAACAGTCGTCACTCTCATGACATAACCATTGTTGGGACAAAATTCCAGGTGTCCGTCCAAAACGGGATCCTCAGGAGGGGTCGGCAATTCCCTCACCAAGGAGTCGAGCCTTAGCTCTTCGTAGTAGTTTACCGCTGCGCGGATCGCCACTACTGCGAGGACTGAAGCTACTCCCAGCAAGAAGAAGTAATTCAGTAGATACGAATAATCCTCCCAGAGCTCGACAGCTGAGAGCTGGAGCTGGCGGGAAGCAATCGCACTGTTTTCCAGAGTAGCCGTCCACATCATGGACGCACGCTCTGGGTACGTAGCCGGTCGCTTCGCATAAGCAACGCAAGATCTAGGATCCGTGTTGCCCGGAAGGACGTCTCCGTACGCAGAAATGCACTCGTCTACCCCAAGGGTATAGGCAAGCTTGTAGTTTTGAGTAATCAGTTTAATT